TCCGGCGACGCGCGGATCTCCGGCGACGCGCAGATCGCCGGCGACGCGCAGATCTCCGGCGACGCGCAGATCTCCGGCGACGCGCAGATCGCCGGCGACGCGCAGATCTCCGGCGACGCGCAGATCGCCGGCGACGCGCAGATCGCCGGCGACGCGCAGATCTCCGGCGACGCGCAGATCTTCGGCAACGCGCAGATCTCCGGCAACGCGCAGATCTCCGGCAACGCGCAGATCTCCGGCAACGCGCGGATCTCCGGCAACGCGCAGATCGCCGGCGACGCGCAGATCGAGCAGCCGTGGCACTTCCTGTTGGTGGAGCCGATCGGCTCCGAGAATGTCGCTGTCACCCTGTACCGCACCAAGAATGGAAAGCACCGGCTGCGTGTCGGCTGCTGGGAAGGCACCCTCGGGACGCTGATGGCGGAGGTCAAGCGCCGCCGCGAACTGTGGCGTGCGACCGAGGAGCAGCAGGTGCTGTGGATGGCGCAGTACAAGGCCCTCTACGCGCTGGGCAAGGCGACGGTGCAGCGGTGGGGCGACGACGCGAAGGCAGAGGCGAAGTGACCACCTCGACAGTCGCGGAGCTGCGTGCCCGCTATACGATGCGGCACGGGCAGGTGGCGGAGCTGTTCGGGCTGCCCCGGCAGACGCTGCGCGACATGCTCGCCGCCGGTACCATCACCCTCACGGGGGTGCGGTTCGGGGGCAACACGTCGCCGTTCCGGTACGACCCCGTCGAGGTGCAGGCCGAACTCGCCCGCTACACGACCGCCCTGCACGCGCAGGTCGGCGCCACACCCGGCAACAACTGAGAAACGGAGCAACCATGAAGAAGATCATCATCGCCGCCATCGCGGGCCTCGCGCTCGCGACCGGCATCGCCGCACCCGCGGCTGCCACCGACACCCCGCCCGCCTACCACCTGCTCATCTGGGAGGTGCCCGGCGGCCCCGGGGACATCTGGGAGCCTGACCAGGTTCTCGCCGACCACCTCATCACCGACACCGCATCCCTCGACCTGCTCGACGGCTCGCCGCTGCTGAAGTGCGGCAGCTACTACCAGGCCGACCTCGAATGGAACAGCGCGACCACGGATGCGCTGGTGGCCGGCGGGGTGCTGCGCAACCCGGGCGACCCGGCTGAGGATCACGCGTACGGTGCCCTCGGCGACGGGGTGAACCCGTGGAAGTACCTCACCACCCCTGACTGTGTGCAGCCGGACGACGAGGTCACTCCGGGGTCCTCTGAGGTGCTCGAGTGCGGGGCGTCCCAGTGGGTCATCACGAACTGGCACGACGTCGTCACCTACACCGGTGATGCGCACGGGTTCACGGCGCAGCCCGCCGTCCGTGTCGACGATCCGACGACCTACCGTGCCGCGACTGCCACGGACTGCCCGCCTGCCGAGGAGCCGAGGTGCGGCACCGAGGGGACCCTCGCCTGCACTGGTGTTGAGCCTGCGCTGTTCGTCACCGCAGCAGCAGGACTCCTTGGTGCTGGCGTGTACCTGCGCCGCCGTTTCGCATAACCCATCCAACGCAGAACGCCGGCTCCTCGAAGGGAGCCGGCGTTCCAATCCTCTACTCGAAGGGAGGCCATGACATGGTTACCAGCCACGTCACGCCTGACAGCATACAGGCAAACACGCCCACCGCCACCGACCTGCCGGCCGCACTGCAGGCGATGGTCGACCGAGGCCCCACCCCCGGGTTGCGGGGTAATCCGGTCGTCAACGGGTACTGGATAGTGCCCTGTAACGACGGTTGCGTCGACGGCGTGTTCACCCTCCCCGACGACACCACCATGACGTGCGTGCAGTGCCGCGGCCGCGGGTGGATGTGGCTCGCCATGGTCGACGACCCGACGGACATCGCCTACGCGACAGCCCTCGACGCGGAGCTGACCGGCGGGCTGCCGCCGTACGATCCGCTCGAGGGCAACCCGTACGACCTGCGCCAGGGGGAGGACTACTGATGGTCACCACCCGCGGCCGCAAGGCGCACGAGCTCCCGCCGTCGGTGCGGCTGGCCCTGTCCGAGCATGGCTTCGGCACACCCGAGGCCGGCACGATCTCCGAGCACCTCCTCGCTCCGGCGGTGCGGCTGCATGTGGTGATGAGCGCACGCACCCGATCGCTTGTCGTCTGGCAGTTCGTGCACGTGCCCGGCCACCTCGCCGACGTGCTCAAGCGGGGGTCGGTGTCGGGTGGCGCGGAGGCGTTCGCCCGTGCGATGATGGTCGCCGACACGATCATCACCAACCGGTACTGCCTCGGCCCGCCGGTCGCCGACACGGTCGAGGAGGCTTGACCGGACCACCGACAACCTGTATAACGGAACTGCACAACATCTACTCGTTACCGATCAAGGAGGAACCAACCATGAACCAGAACGCACCCACCATCCCCGCAGACCAGCTCGCGCAGCTCATCGGCGGCACGCAGGACGACGGAGAGGCCGCCTTCCAGGCGCTGCTCGCCACCGCCGCCACCGAGCTCGGCACCAGCAACTGGGCCACCCGCGACTCCTCGAAGAACGAGGGCTTCGTCGTCGAGGCGGCCAGCCCGCTCGTCGCCAACGAGATCGCCGCCGTCCGCGCCCACGCCGCCGAGCAGATCAAGTACTGGTCGGCGAAGAAGGAGCAGGCCGAGAAGGTCGTCAAGGATGCGGCGCTCGCCGCCGCCGAGGCGAATTTCCCCGATGAGGAGTCCGCCCCGAAGGTCATCACCTTCAAGGCGAACGGCGTCACCATCGCCACCTACAACCTGTCCGCCGACTCGCGGGTCCTCGACCAGGCCGCCGTGAAGGCGCTGTTCCCCGACACCCCCGACAACGCGCAGGTATGGAAGACGCAGCCCGGCTCGCGTCGCCTCCTGTTCAAGTAGCAAGCCTCGCCCCGGGTGCCGATCACCCGGGGCGTCGAGGTCTAACCCACCTTCTGCACCACCTCGTTCGGGTCGTGGTGGTGCAGTGAACGGGGAGGCATCCACCCAGTCCGGTGGGTGCCTCGCGGGACTGTAGCTCAACTGGCAGAGCGCGCCTAGCGGCGAGGTAGAGGTTCAACTCCTCTCGGTTCCACGCAAGTACCACCTCACTCGAATCGAAGGGAGCCAACCAGCTCATGAACACCCTCCTGCTCATGCTCGCCGCAGCCTTCATGGTCGCCGTCGCCGGCCTCGCACTCGCCACCGCTGCCATGTTCGGCTTCGCCGACGACCGCTACGAAGACGGCCGCTGGTCCAGCTCCCGCCGTGCCGCATTCCAGCGCACCACCGCGGTCATCGCATTCGCCATCGCCGTGTTCCTGCTCGGACTGGTCGGCCTCCTCGCCGAGTACATCGGAAACCGATGACCACCACGATGACGTCGTCGCGGATCTCCGACCTGCTCCCCGAGCAGAACCTCGGCGGCGGGCGCACCCGGCAGGGTTTCCACGGGTACCAGTGGGACGGCATCGACCGCATCCACACCGAGTTCCGCATCGTCCTCGCCGACCAGCCCGGCCTCGGCAAGACCTTCCAAATACTCGGCACCCTCGAACGCGCCGGCCTCCTCGAGCGCAGCAACACTGTCAGCCTCGTCCTCGCCCCCAAGATCGTCGCGCAGATCGGGTGGAAGCGCGAGGTCGAGCGGTTCGTGACCCCCGCCTACCCCGACCTGCGGGTCCTCTACGTGCACGAGGGATCCGGCACCCAGAAACGGAAGGTGCTGCAGGAGGGCCTCGCGCTCGACGCGTTCAGGTACCGCCCGCCCGTCCTCATCATCGCCAACCACAACGCCATCGACTTCAAGCCCGGCAAGCCCATCCGGGTGCCCGAGCTGCTGCAGCCCGTCTACGACGCCATCATCATCGACGAGGCGCACCTGGTGCTGCCCACCCGCGTCAACGCGGACGCCGCCGACCGCACCCAGTTCTGGCACGGCCTGTCCGTGCTCCGCGACCACCCGATGCAGTACCGGGTCGCCGTCTCCGGCACCACCGACCGCGGCAAACTCGAGAACCGGCTCGGCTACTGGCGGTTCCTTCGACCTACCGACCTCCGCTACCGCTCCTTCTGGGGATGGGTGAACAGCACCTTCCGCACCTACGACCGAGTCGTCAACCGCCGCGGCACGAAGGTGCGGATGATCGAGCAGAAGCCGCTCGACATGATCGCATGGCTCGCCATGGACAAGGCGCACGTGCTGCGCCGCACCAAGGCCGAGGTGCTCCCCGAGCTCCCCCCGAAGCAGTACATGAATATCGAGGGCGAGATGTCGAAGCGGATGGTTGCCGCGTACGCCCGCTATGAGGCCGACCTGCTCGACGAAGCCGACCGCCTCGCCGGCCTCGGCATGCCCGAGTCGGCGTCCGCGCTGCAGATGAAGATGTACCTGCGCGGCCGCCAGCTCGCCACCTGCGAATGGGACTACACCACCACCGTCGGCCACGGGCACCGCAGCGAGCACGGCGTGCCCCTGCCGGCGGAGGAAGGCGATGCGTGGAAGCTGGACTGGCTAGTGCAATTCCTGCGCGAGCGCGAGGAGGGGCAGAAGGTCGTCATCGCCTCCGACTTCACTCAGGTGCTCGATTGGGTGGCCGTACACCTCGTCGCAGCACTCCCTGAGCTGCAGCTCGCCGTCCTCTCTGGCGACACCTCTGACACCAGCCGGTTCGCGATCGAGGAGGACTTTCAGCGCGGCACCCTGCAGGTGGTGCTGCTGTCCCAGTCGATCGGCGTCGGCATCACGTTGGATGCTGCCGACGACCTCGTGCTCGTCGACGTACCGAAGGACCCCGACAAGGTCGAGCAGGTCGAGGACCGGGTGCACCGTGCCGGGTCGTTCCACCAGGTCACCATCTGGCGGCTCATCAGCGTCGGCACCATGGACGTGAAAGTCGTCAAGGCGCAGGACGCCACCTACGCGAAGCTGCGCGCGATCAGCGATCACTCGCGCGGTGTCGACAACCGCCGCAAGATGCTCAACAAGGTCACCGGGAAGGCAACACGATGACCGGCACAACAGTGGTGCAACACCTCTATCAGCCGTACGCCTATGACCCGGCCACCCTGATCGAGTGCTGGTGCAGCTTCGGACGCGACCATGACGTCAACACCTGCAAGCCGCCGGAGCCGTCGAACCATGCGGAGATCCTCGCCGCCACCACCGGGCTGGACGTGTCGCTCATCCAGCGCATACTCATGGAGAACGACGCCCTCACTTACCTCATCGAGCAGAACATCCACCAGCTGAACACCGAAGGAGCACGACCATGACCGAGGAGAGCACACTCGCGACCACCCCCCACCGATTGGGGCACTGGGAGGAGCGCCGCCGGGTGCTGCCCCTCTACGCGGTCGATCTCGCCCTGTTCGCCCTCTGGCGCGCAGTGACCTCCTTCGTCGCCAGCCGCGCCGGCGGCCGCGACGAGGTCATGGGCTTCGTCCGCCAGGTCGTGCCGCCACGCAACCGCGAGGTGCTCGTCTGGGACGAGACGCCCGCCGAGCACCACATGCGCCTGCAGCTCCTCGCCGCCGAACGCTACCGTCACGGCGGACCCGTCGACGGCGGCGCCGTGATGCTCACGAGATCAGGCGTCGCGCAGGCGCTCGCGGAGCTGCAGGACGCCGGCATCATCGGCATCATCCCCACGCTCGGCATCACAGGCATCGAGGCCGACCCGAATGACTGACTCCCGCTTCATCCCGATCCCCCTCATCCGCGCCAACCCGATCGACCCCGCCACCGCGATCCCCGAGGCGGCGTGGACCGAAGCCGACCGGGAGGCGATCCGCACCGTTCACACCCTCTATGACGAGATCGACGGCATGCGCAGCGGGTACGACAGGTCCCGGCAGAACAGCATCGGCCCCTCCGAGATCGGCATGGAGTGCGACCTGTGTTTCATGCGGAAGATGGCCGAGCTGCCGAAGAACGCCAACGACGACGGGTCGTGGAAGACACAAGTGGGCACCTACGTGCACGCCGGCCTCGAGCGCGACTTCGACGCCATGTTCGGCGATCTCGGCACCCGCATCTCCGAGGGCGAGCTGCTCATCGACGAATACGCCGGCAGGCTTCTCCGCGGCCACTGCGATATGTTCGTCCCCAACCTCCCCCAGGACTTCTCCGTGAAGTTCGAGCCGAGCGACTACGACGGGTACGACGGCACCGACCACAGCGTCCGCGCACAGCGCGCCGAGCACGCCGCCGCCCTCGCTGCAGCACCCGGCATCGTCGTCGACTGGAAGATCCCCTCCACCGACGAGGACGCCAACGGCAAGCTGAAACCGTCGACGACGATGCAGAAGACCGTCAACGGCAACCTCAAGCGCGAGTACGTCGTCCAGTCGATGCTGTACGCGCGCGGGTGGGTGCGGCTCGGCTACAACGTCACCCACGTCGTCATCTACTACATCCCCTCGTTCGGGCAGCTGTGGCACGCGAAACCCGTCATCATGCGCTACTCCCCCGAGTGGGCGGCGTGGGGTGTGCAGCGGTGGCGCAGCGCCCTCGACGCCCGCAACGTGTTTATGGGCCTCGGTGCCACCGAGGAGGAGGCGTGGCAGCAGGTCATCGCCGCACAGCGGAAGGCATCGTTCTGCTTCTCCTGCAAGGGGTACGAGGAGCTCGAGCAGAACGCCGGCGGCCTCGCGATCTTCAAGGGCCTCAAATGACGATCGGCAGGAATGTCACAGCCGACGAGCTGAACACGAAGATGCCCGGCCTCCTCGACGCGCTCGAGCGCCGCGGCGTCGCCATCTCCAACAACGCCGGCGCCATCATCGTCGATGGCTATATCGGCGACATCTTCTCCGCTATCACGGAGGCATCAGAAGTGGCTGCAGGTTCGCAGTCGCAGGAAAACAACGCAAACAAGGAAAGCGCAGGTATGCACAATGAGTAACGAAGCACCAGCCCCCAAGGACCTCCTCACCGGCAGCTCGGCACCGACGGCGTCATTCGACGACCGCACGCCCGGGATCACCGTTGGGACCTACTACGAGGGCAAGGTCATCAGCGAGGAGGTGTCGCAGCAGACGAAGCCCGTCAAGCAGGGGGAAACCCCCGTGCTGCTGTTCTGGGACGAGCCGACCAACAACCGCCCGAAGTGGCAGATGGTCCTCACCATCCAGAACAACGCCTACGCGGACGCCGACAACCCCGAAGGCCACCTCCGGGTGTTCCTCAAGGGCGGCGCCCTCATGGCGGCACAGGCGAAGGCGAAGGAGCTCGGCGTCGAGTCGTTCCTCCACGGCTTCGCACGCCTCACCTGGATCGGTACCAAGCCGGCGAAGACGCCCGGGTTCAACGACGCGAAGACGTACCAGTTCGACTTCGCGCCCGGAGTACCCGACGTCCAGGCGCAGCTCCTCGGCGGCGGGCAGGCGGCAGCGCCCGCGTTCGCGCCCCCCGTCGCACAGGCGGCACCGGGGATGCAGACGCAGTTCCCGCCCGCAGCACAGGCAGCCGCCAACCCGGCAGCCTTCACCGCACCCCAGCAGCCCGTCGCGGCCCCGGCGTTCGCGCCCCCGCAGACGCAGCAGCAGGTGTTTCCCCCGGCCCTGCCCCCCACCACCCTGCCTGCTGCGGCCATTCCCGCGCAGCAGGCCCCCGGTGACGCGGCGGCAGCCATCCTCGGCATGGGCGGCGTCGAAGTGACGCCGCTGCCCCCGGAGACGGCAGCGCAGGTAGTAGCGCTGCGCCAGGCGGGACTCAGCGACCAGCAGGTCGTCGAGGCGTTCGCGAAGTACAACATCACGGTGAGCCTTCAGCAGCTCGCCAACGTGCCCTTCTAGAGCACGCGCACGGCCCCGCCCCGCCCGCTCACCCACCGTGGTAGCGTGGCCGGGCGGGCACCTCTACCACCCCGTCACACCACTCGAAGGAGCGCCTTGGATTCCCCACAACCCGACCAGGGCAGGCCATTCCAGCGGCTCCTCACCGTCCTCGGCCGCGACCAGGACGGCATCCGCCTCTGCACCGCCGGAGCAGACCAGCCCTTCCACGTCATCCCCTCACTGTTCCGCCCCGACACCGTCGACATCGCCGTCGCCGCGTTCACCGAGAAGCACCTCGACGTCTGGTTCGAGATCAACTACGCCCCCCACGTCGCCGGCGGCCGCACCTCCGAGAAGGACGTCACCCGACTGTCTGCCCTCTACGTCGACATCGACTTCAAAGGCTCCGAGACAGGCAAGCAGGGCATGGGGTCGGAACCCGCTGCCCTCGAGCTGTGCGACATGCTCGCCGGCGCCCTCGGCGTCGCCCCCGCCGCCATCCTCTGGTCCGGGCACGGGCTGCAGGCGTACTGGCCCGTCGAGGACGGCGCCATCGACGACATCAACCAGCAGGACATCATCAACCTCTCCAAGAGGTGGGGGCTGCTGTGCATGGAGATGGCGCGCGCTGAGGGCGGCGCCGTCGACAACATCTTCGACCTCGCCCGCATCTTCCGCGCCCCCGGCTCGACGAACTGGAAGAATCCGGCACGCCCCGCTCCCACCCGCATAGAGTTCCCGCAAGGCAACCTGCCGCTGACCGTCGAGGAGATCGGGGAGGTGCTGGACGCGCACGGCATCCGCCACCCCGACACCGCCGAGCTCGCCGGGGAAGTCGTCTCACCCCCGTCGGAATGGGCGTTCGCCGACGCTGACTGCCACCACGTCGCCATCATCATGGAGGGCGTCAACGCCACTCCCAACTCCCGCCACCACTGGCTGCTGCAGCAGGCCACCCTCCTCACCGCCAGCATCCGCTACGGCTGCATCACCAAGGACACATTCCGGCAGTACCGGAAGGCGATCGAGCAGCGCCTGCAGCAGCTGCTCACCTCCGACGCATCCAACACGCGCGCCTACTCCCCGTACGAGGTGGAGTCCGCGTTCCGCCGCGCCCTCCTGAACGTGCAGACCATGAGCCAGGTGAAGCTCGAGGAGGAGATGCGCCGCCACCCCCACCCGGTGCTGCGCCTCATCCGGCAGGCCGAGCAGGCATCCGACGCCGGCCAGTCCAACGTGCGCATCAAGAACGAAGCCACCCCCACCAACCCCGGCCCAGACATCGCCTTCGACGGCGGGAACGTCCTCAAACTGCAGCCGCGCGAGCAGGTCATCACCAATGAGTTCGCCTACACCGACGCATCCAACGCCGACCGCCTCGCCGACTACGTCGAGGCCGACTACATCTTCGTCCCCGGCATCGGCTGGCACCGGTGGGAGGAGGGCTGCTACACGCCCGACGAGGAGACGACGATCATGGAGCGGGCGAAGGAGTCGCTGCTCGCGTTCCGGCGCTCCTACCCCACCGTCGACGACGTCCACGCCCACGTCAAGAAGTCACTCTCCGCGGGCGGGCTGCGGGCATCCGTCGCCCTCGCCGAGACACTCCCGCAGATGGTGGTGCCCCCGCACCAGCTCGACGGGAAACCGTACGACCTGCCCACACCCGGCGGCATCGTCGACCTCAACACGGGCATCCTGCGTCCTGCACGCCCCCGCATCGACCTGAACACGATGCGCACCGCCGTCACCCCCGAACGCATGCCGACGCCCCAGTGGGATGCCTTCATGCTGTTCTGCATGCAGACCCCCGAGATGGTTGCCTACATGCAGCGACTCCTCGGGGCGACCCTCATCGGGGAACCGCGGTTCCACATCCTCCCGATCCTCACCGGCGACGGCGGCAACGGCAAGTCCACCCTCCTCAACATCGTCGAGTGGTGCCTGGGCGGGTTCGCGAAGCGCATGGACGAGAACTTCCTCATTGAGCAGCGCAACCAGCAGCACCCGCAGGAGATCGCACGCCTGCGCGGCTGCCGCCTCGCGATCGCATCCGAGGCCAAGGCCAACGGCCGGTTCGCCGAGGCCCGGGTGAAGGCCCTCACCGGCGAGAAGCGGCTCACCGGCCGGTTCATGGGCGAGAACAGCTTCGACTTCAACAACTCCATCACCATGTGGCTGCTCGTCAACCACCTCCCCGCCGTCGCCGCCGGAGGCAAGGGGTTCTGGCGCCGCATCCGCAAGATCGCCCTCAAAGGCAAGATCCTCAAGGAGATCGAGAACCTCGAGAACCTCATCTTCGACGCCGAGGGACCCGGCATCCTGCAATGGATGATCGACGGGGCCGTCGAGGTCATCGCCAACGGCTTGCAGGACCCCGAGGCGGTGAAGCAGGCCACCAAGGAGTACGAGGTCGAGGAGGACCACCTCGGCCAGTGGGTGGCAGACAACCTCATGGTCAACCCGACCGTCGGGGCGCTCAAGGACGAGGTGTACCGCCGGTACAAGAGGTTCGCCGTCGACGCCGCCATCCCCGTCCTCTCCAAGTCGGTGTTCGCCCGCGAGCTGCACCACTACATCGAGATCAACGAGTTCACCTCCACCCCCACCGTCTACGGCGGCATCGCGCTCGCCGTCGAGCAGCTCGGCTACGGCCCCCTCGCCCCCGCCCCCAACGTGCGCCTCACCCACGAGCCGCTGCCGCCCACCCCGGGCGCACCCGGACTGTTCGACACCGCCATGACCGGCGGCAGCGATGAGTGACAGGCCCCGGCTGCTGGACCTGTTCTGCTGCGCCGGCGGGGCCTCCATGGGGTACCACCGGGCCGGGTTCGACGTCGTCGGCGTCGACATTGCCCCACAGCCGAACTACCCCTTCGATTTCATCCACGCTGACGCCCTCGAGTTCATCCGCGCCCATGGTCACGAGTTCGATGCCATCCATCTCTCGCCACCGTGCCAGCGTAACTCCACGATGACTCGACGGTGGGGCGCCGACGTCGTCAACTCGCATCCCGAGCTCATTGCACCCTCCCGCGAGATCGTCAAAGACCTCGGCATCCCGTACATCATCGAGAACGTCGCCGGCGCGCCGCTGCTCGATCCGATCGTCCTCTGCGGCGGGATGTTCGACCTCGGTACCGACTATGACGGCGAACACTTTACCCTCCGACGCCACCGCCTGTTCGAGTCCAACCTGAACCTCGTCGCCCCCCCCCATCCGGTGCACGAAGGTCGCGCGGTCGGCGTCTACGGGCACCCCGGCGGCTCCTCCAAACGCGACGGCATAAAGTTCCCACAGGCCGCCGGCTGGCGGGAGGCTATGGGCATCGATTGGATGCGGATCTCCGAGCTGGCCGAGGCGCTGCCACCGGCATACACGCAGCACCTCGGCAGACAGCTCATGGAGGCGATCAGTGGCTGACGACGATGTGACACGCCGGGCCGAGCTCGACCCCGACAGCGTCTGCCTGCCCTGCAAGGCCGGCCTGCACAACGAGTGCGACCTGTCGTTCACCGAGATGCTCGAACCTGACGACGAGTGCTGCTGCAAGGGCGCCTTCTCCATCGAGCTGTACAAGGAGCTCGACGCCGGCCTCGAGGCCCTCATCACCGCGGACAAGAAAACAGGCACCGGGGTGAAGGACCCGGGCGATGTCACCGACCACACCTCCACCGGCCGCAAACGCGCCGCCGAGATCGCCCCCATCTTCGACGGCATGACCTGCGAGTGGGCGTTCCTGAAGCACGCCGGAGGCGGGGCCGTGCCCATCGTCGGCTGCAACGGCTCCCTCATCTTCGCGCAGCCGGAGGACAAGTCGCTGCGCGGCGACCGCCACCACGGCCCCGACAAGAACGTCCTCAACAACGCCCACGGCACCAACCTGCACCGCCTGTGCACCAGCTGTCACAACCGGTGGCACGCCCTCAACGACAAGCTCTACGCGCTCGGCGAGAACGGGAAGGCCCTGCGCCCGCAGCCGAACAGCCAGTACCTGCCCGCCGTGCCCTACTGGCCCCACGACGCGGTCACCCGCGCCACCGAGGAGGAGTACCAAGCGTCGGAGGACTGGTGGTCGCTACCGGCCGCACAGCGACCCGCCTACCCCTTCGCACCGTCAACCCCACCCCTGCAGCCATGATCGCGTGGCAGAATACCGGTGACCGGTCAACAGTGGTCGGCATCACTGAAGGAGTCACCCATGGCAACACCGAAGAAGGCCGCCGCCAAGAAGCCGGCAGCCAAGCCCGCCGACGAGAAGACGCCGGAGCAGCTCGCGGAGGAGAAGCACACCGCCGACGTCGCCGCAGCAGATGCGGCGAACAAGGAGGACGCGAAGCAGGCGAAGGCCGCCACCCCGGTCGAGAAGCAGAAGGCCGAGGACGTCAAGAAGGACGTCGAGGACCCCACCGAGAACGAGTTCCACGAGAACGAGGTCGCCGCGGAGCCGGAGAAGCACGGCGCCGAGCCGGACGGCACCTACATCGTGCAGGGCGGCGAGGACCTGCTCGAGATCGCGAACCGCTTCTCCGTGTCGGTGAACCGGCTCGCCGAGATCAACCACCTGCACACCGGCTACCGCGGCCTCACCAAGGGGCAGGTCATCCGCCTCTACCCGCAGCCCGAGGACGGGTACGAGACGGGCGAGAAGGCCGCGACGGAGAACGCCTAGCCGGCGCGCGTCCCCAGCAGGTCATTGATGGCGGCCGCCCACGTTGCGAGGGCGGCCGTTGTCGCTGCCGGGTCGGCAGGGATGTCGATCGTCGCGAACAGGGGCGGCGAGTTGCGGCCGTCGTGGTTGTGGTTGCCGCGCGCCACCTCACCGGGGCCGGACCCTACCCGATGGTGGAAGTCGGCGTCACGCTCCACCGACGCGTTCCGGTGCAGCCATTCCAAGAACTTCACGGACGGTGGCGACTTCGCGTTCAGGTCGCCCTTCTCAAGCTCGGCGAACAGGTCGGTGAGGGACTTGTCGCTCGGAGCCTGAACGGCCTCACTCTTTCCCAATGGCATACCGGCATCCTAGCCACCACCCGAAAGGCCCGCCCATGAAGCTGTCGCTGTTCATCCCCGGCATCCCCGCACCGCAGGGATCGCACACCGCCTTCGTCTCGAAGCACAACGGCCTCGCCTCCCTGAAGGAGTCGTCGAGGCGGACGAAGCCATGGCGGAAGCTCGTCGCCGAGGCCGTCGCCGCCCACATCGAGGCGGTCGGGTGGGTGCGTCTCGACGACTGCGCGATCGAGGCGCGCGTCACCTTCTACTTCCCCCGCCCAAAGGCGGCGAAGAACCGGCCCTACCCCCACAAGGTCGGCCCCGGAGACATCGACAAGCTGCAGCGTGCCCTGTTCGACGGACTCACCGTCGGCGGCGCCTGGGGAGACGACTCGCAGCTGTGCCGCCTGTTCGTCGACAAGGCGTACGCGAAGCCCGAGTACGACGAGGAACCCGGCGCCCGCGTCGAGCTGTGGCGGGTCCACTGATGGTTGCCGCGAAGCCCCGCCCCATCACCGACAGCGACGAGCTGTTCCGTGACTTCGGCGAGCGCCTCCTCAACCTCGCCGACTTCCCCAACATCAACAACGCCACCCTCCACCTCAAACAGCAGGTCTTCCATGAGTCCCTCGACCACCTGCGCATCTTCCAGGCCGGCAACCAGGCCGGCAAGTCGTTCGTCGGCTACTTCGAGGACGCCAAATGGGCCACCAACACCCACGAGCACAACCCCCGCGCCAACGCCGGCCCCCAGCACGGCCGCATCATCGTCCCCGACTTCACCAAGGGCGAGTACCAGATCGCCATCCCGAACCTCTCACGCCTCATCCCCCCGTCGTACCTGAAAGACGGCAGCTGGGACCGCTCCTACTCCAAATCCGAGCACCTCCTCACCCTGAGCAACGGGTCCACCATCGAGATCATGTCGCAGGAGCAGGAGGTCGACGCGTTCGCCGGCACCCAGCGCGACTTCGTGCACGCCGACGAGGAGTGCGAGAAGGAACGCTGGGACGAGTCGATGGTGCGCCTCATCCGCCGCCACGGGTACGCGTGGGTGACACAGACCCCCGTGGCCGGCGTCGAATGGATCTTCGACGACTACATCAAACCGCTCACCGAGGGCGTCGCCGGCACCGGCCGGTACGAGGGCACCTACCGCAACGACGCCAACGACGTCACCCGCGGCGCCCTGCTCGTCACCGCGTCCATCTGGGACAACGCCGTCAGCCGCGGCGGCGCGCTCCCCGACGAGGCCATCGAGCAGGTCCTCTCCCGCCTCTCCCCCGAGGACCGGCGGGTGCGCGAGTTCGGCACCATGCCCGAGATGGGCGGGTCCGCGTTCCCCGAGTTCAAACGCTCCACCCACGTCATCGAGCACACCGACCCGCGCCTCGACCGCGGCCAGCTCGTCATCCCCGACTCCGCCCGCATCTACACCACCATGGACGACGGGCGCGTCAACCCGACCGCGTGGCTGTGGGTGGCCGCGATGAACGACGGCACCATGGTCACCTTTCAGGAGCACTACAAGGCCGGCTGGGACATCAAGGACCATGTCGCCGAGGTGAAGCGCCGCGAGGACGAGCTCGGCAGGCCCATCTTCATGCGCGTCGGCGACCCCAAGATCAAGGCCGTCGACACCCGCGGCACCTCGATCCTCATCGAGTACGCCCGCGAGATGCGGCGCCTCGGCATGTCCATGCCAGGCATCAGCGTCAACAGCATCCCCCAGGACCGCCGCATCCACCGGGCGAAGGTGCACCAGTACTTCCAGATCAACCCGCTCACCGGGCGGGCGTTCTGGGAGGTCCTCTACCTGTGCCCGAAGACCATCGAGGAGATCTCCGGCCTCAAGAACGACGGATGGCAGAACCGGCAGGTCGCCAAACGGAACAACAAGAAGGAGGGCATCCGCGACGTCAAGAACCACACCTACGACGCCACCAAGTACCTGGCCTCCATCATGGCCGACATCACCCCCGAGAGGCTCGAACAGTTGCATGCGGAGGCAGGGCAGCGGATGGCCGGGCTGTTCGAGCGCGAATACCACCCCGTAGACATGGCGAGTAACAGTTCTGTTATGCTCGGCGGTGACGAGGACCGGCCAGACGACGACTGGATGTACCGCTCCTACGACGAAGACTAGGAGCTCGGATGCCGTTGTTCACCAAGAAGCCGGTCACCATCGAGGCGCGGCAGGTCGGCAACGACTACGACGAGGATCTCGCGATCATGCTGTGGTGCGGAGGCGAGCAGCTGTCCGCTGACGAGTCCGAGACATCCAATCTCCTATTCCGCATCCCCACCCTCGAGGGCGCCATGGAGGTCACCCCCGGCGACTGGGTCATTCGTGGCATCAAGGGTGAGTTCTACCCCTGCAAGCCCGATGTCTTCGCCGACTCTTATGAGGAGGCAGAGTAGTGGCGCGCGCGCGGATCAAGACCGCTCGCAACCCGAACCACCCCTACAAGTCCGTCATCTCCGACCGTCCCGGCCGAGGCAAGAACGGCGTCGACCTCATCGACATCGGCGCACCCCCCATCCCCCGCTACGGCCTCATCTACATCACCAACCTCGAAGCCGCCCAGATCGCCGAGCACATCGGTTGGATCGACGGCGAGATCGTCCGCGAGAAACTCGCCGAGCTCGAGGCCGACAACCGCGCACTCCGCGCCCAACAGGCAGCACTGCCCCTCGCAATCAACGAGGCCACCGAAAGGTTCAAAGATGGACTCCTCGCTACTGCTGGCGCTGTCGCTGCCGGTTACAACGCTGCTCTTGGGGCTGTTCCTGTGGCTGATCCTGGCGATGTTCCTGCGTGGGCAGCAGCAGTACCAGCAGCAGCAGAACTTGACTCTGGCCGCAGCGCTGAAGACCTCGCTCTCATCGATGACGGACACGGCGGAGACGCTGAAGACGATATCGGAGGACAACCGGTCGGCGACGGTGGCGCTGCTGACGGCGGCACGGGAGTCGACGACCCTGCAGATGCAGGCACAGCAGAGCCTGATGACGGCGGGGCACCAGCAGCTGCAGTCGATGGCGGTGCAGCAGAACCGGCAGCACGAAGCGACGGAGCGGTCGATCACCCGCCAGCACGAATCACTGACATCGCTGCTGACTACAACGATTAGGCTCCTCGGCACCAAGGACCCCATCTCGTACACGCAGGTCGCCAACGCCGAACGCACCCCCGACGGCGGCACCGAGCCGTATGCTACAGGTGACGACCTCGAGGTGCAGCGACGGCAGCAGCTCGTCGACGAGCTGTTCAGCGGATACACACCGGTAGGAGACACAGATGCAGGCTTCAGATCCGATCTCGGCGATTTTGGACTCGACCAGAACTGAGTCCTTCACCCGCATCCCCACCGCCCCGACCGGCAGCACCGACCCGAACCAGATGACCCCCGCGCAGCTGCGCGCCTTCGCCGACAGCCCCGCCGGGCAGTCCCTCATCGCCTTCGTCAGCAGCCAGCTCACCAAGGCGCAGAACGCCCGCCAGCAGTACGAGCGCGGCTGGTACAAGTGCCTCGACATGTACCGCGGCGAGCACTACACGCGGTGGATGCCGAACCAGCGCCGCATGGGCCGCGTCGTCGCCCCCGACTGGGACCGCCAGCCCGTCATGAACATCATCCGCCCCATCATCCGCACCGAGGTCGCGAAGACCACCAGCCAGCAGCCCAACGCCTCCGTCAGCCCCGCCACCAACGACGAGGAGGACATCCAGATGGCGCAGGCCGGCGAGTCCGCGTGGCGCTACCAGTACGACCAGACCCACTTCCACACCGAGGTGTTCCAGCCTGCCGAGTTCTGGCGCGCCACCACCGGCAACGGGTTCATCAAGACGTCGATGGACTTCTCCGAGATCGACCGCGTATCCACTGACGCCGCCCACAAGCAGCTCACCGCCCAGTACCCCGGTGCGGAGGCGTTCATTCAGAAGCGCGCCGTCTACGGCGTCATCAAGCATGAGATGGTCACCCCGTTCCACCTGTACGTCTCCAACATGGAGGAGCCGAGCCTGCAGAAGCAGCAGTGGGTGATGCACGTGCAGCCGAAGCCGCTCGAGACGGCGCGCCGCCAGTTCAAGGGGTACGTCCCCGAGGACTGGACGCCTTCCATGGTCAACGCCGCATCGATCCTCGACGTGTCGCGGCTCGGCGACAAGTCGGGCAGCGTCCACAACGCCGACCATGTCCTCATCAAGGAGGCGTGGATCAAGCCCGGTGTGCACTCCGCGCTCCCGCAGGGTGGCCTCGTCACGATCGTCGGCGACCAGATCGTCTACCTCTGCAAGGACGGCATCCCCTACGCGCACGGCGAGTTCCCCTTCGCCCACCTCACCGGCATCAGCACCGGGCTGTTCTACCGCGAGTCGGTCATCCGCGACCTCATCTCCCCCCAGCAGGAGCTCAACCTCACCTACGCGCAGATCATCAAGGCGAAGAACCTCGCCTCCAAGCCGCAGATGTTCTACCAGGCCGGTGCGCTCACACCGTCGCGGATCACCTCCAAGCCGGGCCTGTACATCGAGGTCATCCAGGGCTTCGACTTCCCGAAGCCCGTGCCCATGCAGGACCTCCCCGGGTATGTGCAGTCGCTGCCGGCGCAGCTGCGCGCCATCATGGAGGACATCTCCGGCCAGCACGACGTGTCCCGCGGCGAGTCCCCCACCTCCGGCGCGTCAGCGACCATGATCGCCTACCTCGGCGAGCGCGACGACTCCTACCTCTCCGAGGTGTTCAAGGGCATCGAGGCCGCCGTCGAGACGTGCGCCCGCCAGTTCCTGTCACTCGCGGTGCAGTACTGGGACGAGCCGCGGCTCGTCAAGATCGTCGGCAACGAGGCCGGGCAGGACGCGAAGATGCTCAAGGGCGCCGACATCGGCTCCGGCACCGACATCCGCGTCGAGGCCGGCTCCGCACTGCCTATCTCCAAAGCCGCGCGCATCGCCCTCATCACCGAGTGGATGAAGCTGGGGTTCATCACCGTCGACCAGGGCTTCAAGGCCCTGCAGATGGGCATGGTCGACCAGCTGCTGAACACCATCCGCCAGGATGAGGCGCAGGCGCAGCGCGAGAACATCCGCATGAAGGACATCGACCCGGTGCAGCTGCAGATGCACCAGCTCGAGGCGCAGATGAACGCGCTGCAGCCGCAGATCGACCCGATGACGGGCCAGCCCGCCCAGCAGCCGCCCCTGTTCCCCGTCAACGAGTTCGACAACCACGCCGTCCACATGGAGGTGCACGGCCGGTTCATGAAGTCGCAGTCGTACGAGACGATGGCGCCGGAGCAGCAGGAGGTCTACCTCGAGCACTGGCGCGCCCACCGGGCCATGGTGCAGCAGCAGGCCATGCAGCAGGTCCTCGGCGGCATGCCGCCCGAGGGCGGCAGCCCCACCGCCGAACCCGGCGCCCAGCAGAACGTCCCCGCCTTCGCGGGGGTACCCCAGCAGTAGACGAGGAGCACGAAAATGAGCATGACCGACCCCACCGCACCCCCTGCCGCGCCTGCCGAGCCGGTGCAGCAGCAGGAGCAGCCGCCCGTCGAGGAGCCGCCCGCGTACGTCCCGCCGACCGGCGACGAACCGTGGGCGAAGTACCTCGAGAACGTCCCCGAGGTGCTGCAGCCGGAGATCGTCGGCGCGTTCCGTGAGATGAGCAGCAGTGCCGACACCCGCATCGCCGCGCTCACCCCGTACCAGCAGCTCGCGGAGGCCGGCGTCGACCCGGCGGCCGCGCAGCTCGCGGTGCAGTTCGCGGAGATGCTGTACGGGCAGGTCGACCCTGCGGACCCTGTCGCCGTGCACGCGTCGAAGCAGCGCCGCCTCGAGTTCTTCAACCAGTACAAGGGCATCCTCGAGGAGGCGGGCGTCCTCTCCCCCGCGGAGCAGCAGGCGGTCATCGCCGAGCAGCAGCGGCTCGCCGCGGAGCAGCAGGCGTTCGAGACGCCGGAGCAGAAGGAGATCCGCGAGCTCCGCGAGCGCTACGACATCCTCGCCGCCAGCCAGGGGCAGCTCACCCAGCTGCAGCTGCAGCAGTACGAGGCGCAGCAGACGCAGCAGCTCACCGAGGCGTACAAGGCGGACTGGCAGCAGGCGATCACCGCCAACGGGCAGGTGTCCAAGAAGGAGTTCGAGCTCATCTCCCTCCTCGCGCAGAACGACCCCGACGACAGCCCCGGCGTCATCGGGCGCGCCTACGCGCGGATGCTCGCCGACTACGGGCGCCTCCCCGACGCCGCCCCGGCCGCACCCGCTGTCGCCACCCCGCGGCCGCCCGTGCTGCAGCCCGGCGGCGCTGCCCCCGTCGAGGTGCCGACGGCGCAGCCGATGCGCTTCGACGACCCAACCGGCCGCGGCAACCGCCAGCGCGCGGCACTCGAGGCGATCGCACTGCTCGGCCAGGAGGGCGCCCCTACCGCCTAGACCGCAGGAATGATCGCCCCGTCTTTTGCACAGGCGGGGCGTTCTGCTGCTACCATCAGTCCCGAGTACAGCGCCCCGGCGTCAAGGCCATGCAGATTCCGAACCACCCCCTTTTCCCCAAGGAGAATCCCATGGCAACACAGACCACCGCCGCAGCAGACGCAGTCCTCAAGGTCAGCTACGGCAAGCTGCACGAGCAGCTCCGCGACGACGTCCCGCTCTGGAAGAACATCGAGCGCACCAGCGACCACCTCACCTCCGGCAACACGGAGGCCCAGTTCGCCATCAACACCCGCCGCAACCGCGGCATGGGCGCGCGCAACGAGATGGAAGACCTGCCGACGCCCGGCAACCAGAAGTACGCGCGCGCAAAGCTCTACCTGAAGAACTACTACGCCGGCATCAGCGTCTCCGGCCAGACGTTCGAGCAGGCCACCACGAACCCGCAGGCGTTCGTCGACGTCGTCGACCGCGAGGTCACCCGCGCCTACACGGACACCAAGATCGACATGAACCGTATGGCGTACGGCGACGGCTCCGGCGTGCTCGCCGCCGTCGACACCGCCGTCACCGGCGCCAACGTCGTCATCGACTCCACCCACTGGCTGCAGGAGGACGACGTCGTCGACATCGTCGACCTGTCGGCCCTGCCGACCGTCACCTACCTCTACCAGTCGATCACCATCGACGCCATCAACGAGGACACCGAGACGGTCACCTTCAGCCAGTCGGTCACCGTCGCCGTCGGCGACATGATCGTCCGCCACGGCAACTACGGCGGCAAGGAGATCGAGGGCATCGACCTGCTCATCGGCACGCAGACGCTGCACGACATCAACCCCGCCACCAACTCGGTGTGGAAGTCGTACGTCAACAGCAGCGTCGGCGACCTCGAGCAGATCGACATCCTCCGCGCGGTGCAGGGGGCGGCCCGCAAGGGCGGCAAGCCGACCCGCATCTTCACCGACTACGAGTCGTTCAACTCCTACTGGGACCTGTTCGCAGACCAGCGCCGCTTCAACGACGGCAACCCTGACCGCGGAGGCCAGAATGTCGAGATGACGTTCAAGGCCGGCGCGCTCGGCAACCTGCCCATCACCCCGGACTTCGACTGCCCCGCCGGCACGATGTTCATCGTCGACGAGAACGCGCTGGTTCTCAACCAGACGCACGACATCAAGTGGATGAACCGCGACGGCTCCATGTGGGCGCGGATCCCCGGCAAGGACGGTTACGCCGCGACGCTGTACTACTACGGCAACCTCGGCATCTACCGCCGCAACAGCTCCGCCAAGCTGGAAGGCATCAACCCGCTCACCTAAGCGGCGACACGCGCCCCGAGGGGTCGTGCAGGCAGTATCCTCGTCTTACTGCCAGTGCGGCCCCTCGGCCGTTTCACGTGAAACATCCCACTCGAAGGGCTACCGCATGATCGACTTCTCCACCCTCGGCGAGGGCGACCTGCCCACCGAGGACGCACGCATACTCGCGCGGGAGATCCGCGAGCGCTGGCCCAGCCTCCGCCTGGTGCGCCTCAGCGACCGCGACCCCGAGTTCACCGAGCGCCGCCCCTACGCCGTCGTCGACACCGAGCCGATGGCCCTGCACCGGATCATGAAGGTGCTGCCCCCGTCGCTGCTGAACAGCCGGCTCCTCGCCGAGCTCATCGACCAGCGCTCCCGCCAGTGGGGCGGGATGACCCCCGACAGGTACTGGGCGCTCGAGAAGGCGAAATCCGATCTGAAGAAGCGGGAGCGCGAGGAGGCGCACGCCGCCAACACGGACCTGCTGCTGACAGCTTTCGCCTCACCCCTGCACCAGTTCCAGTACCATGACGGTGAGATGGACGACAGAGTCATCATCCGAAAGTAGGTTCCCCATGGCCGAGCTGTACACCCTCACAGGCACCAACGTCGCCACCGAGGTGAAGGCGCAGTTCGGCGAGGAGGGCGACGTCCAGATCACCGACGCCCACGTGCTCCGGTGGATCAACCGCGGGCAGCGCGAGATCGCCGTCCGCACCCGGTTCCTGAAGTCGACCGTCACGAAGGACCTCGTCGCCGGAACCCCCACCTACGACCTCGGCGTCGACCGGCTCCTGCAGCTGGACTCCGTCTTCGTCAACGGGCTGCCGCTGAGCATGATGTCCGTGCAGGAGGCCGACAGCAGCATCCGCTACCTCGACCCGCAGGGCACCGCCAGCGGTTCGCAGCCGGAGGCCGGGTGGCTCGACAACGGCATCCTCAACCTCTACCCGAACCCGTCCGCCTCAGTCACCGGCGGGCTGCGCGTCAAGGTCATCGCCTACCCCGCCGACCTCACCGCCATCGCGAACACCCTCACCATCCCCGACCGCCTGTTCAACCAGCTCGTCACCTACTGCCTCGCGCAGGCCCAGTACCTCGACGCGAACCCCGAGCAGCACCAGCGCGACATCGCCGACTTCGAGCAGGGCCTCGCCCGCCAGTCGGAGATCCAGAACGCCGGCCTGTCCTCCGCGTTCCAGCAGATCCAGGGCGACCCCGATGACGGCATCTACTCCACCGGCGACGGGTACTTCGACTGATGGCCCGCAACTCGAAGCGCGCCCGCCGCCTCGGCCCCTTCACCGAGGGACTGGTGCAGCTGCTTGAGCCGTCCGCAATCTCCGACGCGGCACTCTCCGAGATCATCAACTTCGAGCAGGAGCTCGACGGTTCCCTGAAGAACCGGCCCGCGATCGTCTCCGACTCCGCCCTCCCCGACGCCGGCGCCGACAACACCCTCCTCGGCCCCGACTACTACACGGACACCTCCGGCAACACCTTCGCCGTCGTCACCGTCGGCACCACCACCCGCCTCTACAACATCGTCACGAAGGTGTGGACGCAAATCTGGGCGCACAAGGCATCCGGGTGGGTGCAGTACGACAACAAGGTCGTCCTCATCTCCGAAACCGTCGTCGGCGGGTACTGGGAGGCCGGCGTATTCACCGCCACCCCGACGATGCCCCTCGGCAGCGACATCGTGTTCTTCAAGGAGCGGTTCTGGGCGTTCGGGGTCCGCGGAACCGCCAACGCCACCACCGTCTGGTTCTCCAACCTCACCGCCGCCGGCCCCCCCGCCACCACCATCTACACCTGGTCGGCACTGGACTATTTCACCGTCTCCCAGGGCGACGGTGAGTGGGTGACCGGCATCATCGCCGGCGTCAACTCCCTCTACATCTTCCGCAACGCCTCGGCGTGGAAGTTCTCCTACAACTCGACCCCGCTCGCCTCCGGCACCCTCTCCAACCTGTCGACGACGGTGGGGGCGGATAACAAGTGGTCGTTCTCCCGCTACGAGAACTACTACGTGGTGCTCTCCAACGGCACCCTGTACGAGATGATAAACGAGTACTTCTACCCGCTGAACGAGCTGAAGGTCAACTTCCAGCGCTCCGCCTACGTCGCCTCCCGCTCGATCGAGACGTGCCTGTCGATCTTCGGGGACCGTGCGATCGTCTGGTACTACGGCGCCATCTACGTGTTCAACATGAAGCTCCGCGGGTGGACCAGATGGTTGACGACGACGACGAACGCTGCCCGGTTCCTGCAGATCCCGCAGACGGCGCTGCAGCGAGGTGAGCCGGCCGCGCTCGCAGTCACCGGCGGCACCGTCACCGCCCAGAAGGTCCTCTACCGGATCAAGGAGGGCACCGTCTCCGGCAACGGGGAGGAGATGTCGTGCATGATCCGCACGAAAGCGTACGACTTCGGGATCTCCGCGCTGAAGCGTCTGTTCTACTACGACGCCGAGGTGCGCACCTCGAGGGGTGTCGACTCGTTCGTGTTCCCCATCACCCTCCCGGCGGAGGACCCGGGGGTGACGTGGAACCAGATGACCCTCGCCTACTGGCCCACCAACTCCCCCGACATCGGCGACCTGCTGCAGCTGCAGACATGGAACAGCCCCCTCTCGGCCGGCTCGATCACCTCGTTCGAGGACTCCGTCGACTTCCCCACCACGAACCCGCTGCAGCTGCTCATCAAGTTCATCCGCGGCGGTTTCGCGCGACGCTTCTACTTCGAGTTCTACATCTCCACCAACGGCAACGGGTCCACCAGCCCCGTCCGCATCTACACCATCACGGTGTACGTTGGTGAGAAGGCGTACGCGGCAGCGAAGGTGTCCTAATGGCAGGTGTCGAGCAGGATCCACTCCTCGGGGTGATCTCCACCAACCCGTTCGCCGTCGGCGCCCCGGTGTACGGGAACGGCACGATGCAGCCAACGCGTGGCCCGGTGGACATTTCGGGGTATCGTGAGCGTGATCTGAAACTACAGCGGCTCCGACAGCAAGCGAGGCAGGCGGCCACCGCGCAGATGATGAACCAAGTCCTCGGCACTGCCGGGGGTGGACTCCCCGGAAGGATCTGACAATGGCAAGAGACGTAATCGCGAAGAAGGCCACGACCCCTGTGCCGCCGGTCGATCCGCTGGCGGCCCTGCGCAAGCCCGCCGTCCCGCCACCGCCTGCTGGGTGGGCGTTGAACAACGGCCCGCAGACGATCGTGAGCCACGCGCTGAAGCCGGGCGCCGTCCAGCCGCAGGCGAACGGGAACACCTACGTCGGCCCGACCGTCCCCGGTGCGCAGACCGCAGCACCGGCCGGTGGTGGCTACGGTGGAGGAGGCGGAGGAGGCGCGGCAGCCGCAGGTCCTGCGGTGACGCCGATGACCTTCGACGACTTCATCGCCAAGGACTTCGGCTACAACCAGACCCGCAACGAGGGCGACCGTCGCCTGCAGGACTTCGACGCCGAGACAGCCCGCATGCAGCAGGAGACGCAGTCGGAGCAGGCGATGCGCCGTGCCGTCCTGCAGCAGACCCTGCAGGAGCTCGGTGGGGACACCGCCAACGACGCCGCCAACCGCGGTATCCTCCGCTCCGGGCTGTACATGCAGAACCAGGACCGTGTCGACCAGGCGGGCGTGCGCGGCAACCAGGACATCGAGTCGATCCTCACCCAGCTCATCGGCCAGCGCGCCGGCGGGCGTGTGCAGCAGGAACAGGGCAACCGCTCTGCCCTCAACGACGTCCTCTCCCAGCTGTCGCAGCAGTTCAACTCCGGCCTGCAGATCGCGTAGGCGCCCATGTCGTACGGGTACGGGTTCGGCCCTGCGCTGCAGAGCTGGTGGCAGAAGAACGTGATGGGGCAGGGGGCTGAGCCGGCGAAGCCCACCGGTTCAAAGGTCTCTTCCGGCGTCAAGCCGAAACCCTCTGCCGGTGGTTCGTCGAACCCGCTCGTCGACGCCATGCTCGGACTCCTCGGCGGCGGCGGATCCGCTGGCAGTTACACCCCCGGTTACAACGGCGCCCCGGCGCGTGCTGCCGCGAATACTGCCTACGAGCGGCAGCTCGGCAACACGAAGAACGTGTACGGGCAGATCGACACTCAGATCGCCGGCCGTGCCCCGCAGATCGCAGCCGGCTACCAGCAGGCATCCGCTGCCATCAATGACGACGCCAACAAGCGCGCGGCAGCTGATGCCGCCCGTGGTGCCGAGGCAGACCAGCGCAACCTCGCCACAGCGGCCGCGCTCGGCCTCACCGCTGTGCAGCCCACGGGCACTCAGGCGGACGCACTGCAGCAGGCAGGCACCAACGCTTACCAGTCGAACGCGCAGGCATGGAATGGCTTCAACCAGGCGGCGCAGCAGACGGCGCTCGAGCGCAACACCGCCACCGGTGACGCGTTCCGGTACGCCGGCACACAGGCAGAGACGTCGCTGGGGGCGATGCTGCAGCAGGCGCTCGCGGCAATCGCCGGGCAGGAGGCATCCCACCGGGGCGGGTACTCCGGCGGCAAGGCGGGCGGCGGCAACGACTTCAAGATCCTGTCGCAGCTGATGGACTACGACCTCGCCCAGCAGAAACTCGGCGCAGCCGGTGGCGGCCTCACCTCCATCTCCCCTGCGGGGTGGTCGGCGATCCAGGCCGCATACGGGGCGCTGCCCGGTGGTGGCAGCGGTGTCACCAGCTCGCAGGCGAACGCCGCCGCACTGCAGGGCCTCGCATCCAACCCCCGGGACTTCGCGACCCTGTTCGCCGCTCTCAACGGCAAGTGACCGGGTAGCATCGCCTCATGGCGGTTGACCCTACTCTGGCTGCCCGTGTCAGCTCGTACTTCGGCAGGAGCCGGGCAGGCGGGGCAAGCTCGTTCTCGTACCTGCCGCTGCAGTCGGCGACCCCGGTGGCATCGAACGCGAACAACTCCTCCGAGGCCCCCCAGAACGTGGGGCAGTGGCTGCTGAACCTCCTCAGCACAGGCACCTACATGACTGCGAACATCGGGCAGCAGTACGGCGACGCGGTTGAGAAGGTCAAGGCTGGCGACAATTTCGGCGGCTACCTGCAAGGCGTCATCGCCCCCGTCTCCGGCGCGCTGATGGGCCTCACCGAGGGGTTCGGTGGCCGGTTCGACCGCAACGGCGACGGCGTGCAGGAGCGCCCCCGCACGTGGGGGCAGAACCTCGAGGACCTCGGGGCCTTTGACTGGGTGAACCCCGAGGACTCCGGGCAGGTGTTCGGGCAAGCCGCCATCTCCACCGTCGCCGACATCGCCCTCGACCCCACCACCTACCTGTCCGTCGGTGCCATCCCCATCATCAAGGGCCTGTTCAAAGGCGGCGCCGCGGCGCTCAAAGGCGCAGAGGAGGCCGGAGTCATCGGCGGGGCACTGAAAGGCGCATCCACGGAATGGAATGCGGCGCGTACAGCTACCCAGCTCGCGAAGGCGAACCGGGCCGAGAACCGGGGGCTGCGCCGCGACTTCGCCGACCAGATCCGCGCCGGCCTCATCGACAAGGCCGACATCCCCCAGATCAGGCAGGTGCTCGCCACCGCCGGCGTCTCCCGCGCCGCCATGTCGCCGGAGGTGATGGCTGCCGTGCAGGACGGTCTACGAGCCGCGAAAGAGGCCCCCGTGGTCGCCGGGGACGAGATCATCGAAGCCGGCAGCGCATCGAAGCTGCCGTCGTCGCTGCCGGAGCGCCGCTACGCCGACGAACTCGTCCCGACCCTGCGCGGGCAGCGCGCCAACCCACCGGACCCCGCTGCCGTACGCAGCATGTTCGAGAAGTCCCTCAACCGCCCCAAGGCGGCGAAGGGGGCGCTGCCGACCCCGAAGTTCTCCTCCACCGCCGACACCCTCGTGCGCCGCATCGCCGACGACCTCGTCGACCCGGCAGAGATCAAGACGGCGCTGGCGGCGATCGGGAGGCTGAAGAACGGGGCCGAGCTACTGAAGCACCCGGTAACCGTCGGCGCCCGGCAGATGCCGTTGCGGCAGCTGCTGCAGGAGATGCACGCCCGCCGCGCCTCCGGCGCCCCACCACGGCCTGAGCACCGCGCCGCCCTCGACTCGGCGCTGCGCCCCGGAGCCACACCGCCGACCCCCGCTGTGTTCAACCCGGCGCGCCTGTCGGAGCTGATGCGGGAGCAGTACGGCCGCGAGCTCACCCAGGAGGACCTGGCCCGGTTCCTGTCCACCCCGAACACCGACAAGCTCGACGTGCTCCGGCAGATCGCGGGCGGCCCGCAGGCGGTCGGCTACTCCGACTTCGCGGAGGCCCTCGCCGGGGCGTCCGCCGGGGAGCTGTCCGCCACCGCGATGCGCCGCATGGCCGAGGCCGTCGGCATCCGGGTTCCCACCCGCGCCACCACCGACGAGGTGCGGTCGCTACTGAAGACCGAGGGGCAGTTCAACTGGGACCGTATCACCGGGGCGCTGCGCTCCGAGGGCGAGGTCATGGCCGACCACGGCCTCGACGCCCTCGAGACGGCCACCGCCCGCGGCATCGACGTCGGCGCGGCGAAGACGCAGCTCGGCGCCGACTTCGCTGCGAAGGTAGCCCCCTCCTCCGGGTCGCGCCGCGGCATGGGCGCTTACGCGGCGATCACCGCGCTCGGCGAGGAGTGGGCGAAAAGGCTCGACAAGGGCGTCGAGTCCTTCGACCTGCTCTCCAACCAGACCATGCGCACCATCATCGCCGCCGCATCGAAGGCGATGCAGCCCACCGCCACGCACCTCATCGGCGCCGACCGTGCCGGATTCGGCGCTGACCTCGCCGAGGTGATCCGTCTCGTCGAGTCGTGGGCGGACGCAGCCGGGTCCATGCCGCACATCTACGGCACCAGCTTCGCCGACACGTGGCAGGTGCGCTTCTCCGACATCCTCGACAACCTCGGCCCGGAGGTCACCGGGAAGGCCCTGTTCACCCCCATGGTGTACCGGCAGGTCGCGTCGAAGACCGGTCTGACCATCTACCCGACGACGATCGCGAAGGCCACCGCCGAGGCCCTCAAGCACGCCGACGCCGGCTTCACCCCCGAGCAGGTCGCCTACCAGGTCACCAGCACGATCCTCGAGGACTCCAAGCGGGTCCGCAACGAGTTCATCGGCACCGCCGACGGGCAGGCTGCTGTCGCTGCCCTCTCGGCCCGTATGTCCGACCCCGAGTTCACCACCGCCCTCCTCGCCGTCCACGCGGCACGCAAGCCGCTCGCCGCCGCGATGAGCATCGACACCGCAGCCCGCGCTGTCACCCCTGTCGGTGACGCCATCGTGAAGGCGCTCGCCAAGGCCGCCGGTGGAGGCGACCGCGCCGAGGTGTTCTCCATTATCGACGAGGGCTGGAATATGGCTGCGCGGCTGCGCGGAGGCAAGCCCCTCGGCCACCTCGTCGACGACGTCGCACGCGAGCGCCTCAACCAGGGATTCCTGCGCGGGGTGCTCGGGGAGGCGGGCGCACGCGTGTTCAAGGCCGACACCCGCTCCGCACGTGCCAACAACCCGGGAAACGCCGTCAGAAGCCCTAGGGAGGCCGCGCAGGGCGCGGAGGAGGCGCAGGCGGCGCTGCAGGCCCGTGGACCCCGTACCGGGCCGGAGGGGCAGCCGCAGAAGGCGCGCCGCAACCAGCAGTCGAAGGCGGAGGTGAAGAACCTCGACGACGCCGCTGACATCCACACGCAGGCCATCGACGACATGATCGCCAAGGGCGAGATCGAGGACACCCCGCTCGGCCGCATCGAGGCCCTGTTCGAGCTCGAGATGGCCTACAAGGGCGGCCGCATGTTCCACAAGCTGGGGCAGGCCCTCGAGGGTTCGTTCGGGCAGGCGGACCTGAAGGGCCTCGCCACCGCTGTCAACGGCAACACCTACCGCCTCTCCGGCCTGTACGCGGAGTCGATGGTGAAGTGGGCGAAGAAGATCGGCTACGACAAGGACCCCGGGCAGCTGGGGAAGCTGTGGCGCGCCCTCGCCCGTGCGCCGATCGGCGCCGGCGACGACGTCCTCCGGGGTGTTCTCACCGCCGGGCAGCGCGCCGACGCCCTCAACCCCCTCGCCCGCACCGCCATCGACCCGCTCACCGCGGAGGAGGCCGACCTCGCGCTTGAGCTGAAGCAGTTCATCGACGTCGTCTTCGCCCCCGGCGGGCACGGCATGTTCTCCCGCTCCGGGGTCGTCGCCTCCGACCTCGCGAAGGAGCTGCGGCGTGTCGGCGCCCGCGACGGCGGGGAGGCGTGGGCGAAGTTCAAGGTCGACGACCAGCTGGCACTGCCGGACCAGACCGGGCTGTGGCGCACCTGGGACCTCGTCGACGGCGACGACCCGCTCGACGTGCTCGTCAAATACCACACCGCGCTGCAGGCGTCGTCGGTGAAGCCCTCCGTCGGGGCATCCCTGGCCCGCCACTTCGGCAACGAGGCCGCCGGCATGAGCGCCGCCGAGGCGGCAGCAGCCGGGTGGAAGAAGGTCGACACGTTCGCGGAGGACGCCGACCTGGCACGGTTTGTCGACCCCGACGCGTACTTCCCGTCGGAGATCGTCAAGCAGATGGCGTACACGCAGGAGTTCCTGAACGCCTCGACCCGGTTCGAGGGTCAGCTGGGGCGCTTCATGGACGTCTACGACTCGGTGCTGTCCGTGCTCAAGTCGAGCAACACCCTGTGGCGGCCCGGCCACCATGTCACCAACGTGCTCGGCGAGACGTTCATGAACTTCATGGCCGGCGTCAACCCGATGCGCTACACGAAGGGCGTCGCGGCGATGCGCGCCGGCGGGCACCTCACCGACGCGGACCTGTCGCCGCTGGCACGCTACAACGCCTCCAACACCCCTGCCGGTTTCCAGGTGAAGGAGTCGTTCGGCTCCGACGCCACCCAGGTCGTCCTCAACGTCGGCGGCAAGAAGCAGCTGATGTCGATCGACCCGGGGTCGATCTGGCAGGCGGCCCTCGACCACTCCGTCGCGATCACCCACGGCCTCGCCGAGGACATCCTCGCCCCCACCATGGCGAAGCTGAACCCGTCGGCCGGGCGGCAGCTGCTGTCGCCGGTGATCGAGACGAACACGGCGCTCGCGAGGTTCTCCGCGGCCCGTGACAACGTGTTCCGTCTCACCCACTTCGTCGACGCCCTCGAGAAGGGCCAGTACCGCACCCTCGACGAGGCGTTCCGGCAGGCGGCGAAGGTGGTGCACGACTACCACCCGACGATGCAGACCCTGTCGGCGTTCGAGCAGAAGTACGCGCGCCGCCTCGTGTTCTTCTACACGTGGCAGCGGCAGGCCATCGCCCGCGTGCTGAAGACCGCCCTCGACAAGCCGGGGTTGGTGACGGCGCCGTCGAAGATCCAGTACAACCTCGCGGAGGCGAACGGTCTGCAGCCGGACTCGTTCGGCGCCCCCCAGAACGGCGACCCCAGGATCGCTTCGTACGGGTCGGAGACGCTGCTGGGGCCGACCTTCGAGGCAGGGTTGACCCCGTTCGACGAGGGGTCGAACCTGTGGGGCTTCTCCATGTCGGCACCGCAGATCGATGGCATCCAGTCGCTGTTCAAGGGCCTCACCGTCAAACCGGAAGATGGTGCCGGCAACATCGGCAACATGCTCGCCGGCATCGGCGAGGGGGCGGCGGGGCAGCTGCCGCCGCTGCTGAAGGCCCCCATCGAGCTCGCGACCGGCAACAAGGTCGGCGACGGCGGCCCCATCGACGACATCGGCGAGTACCTGCTCGCGCAGACGGGCCTGCCGAACCAGCTGAACAACGCGATGGGCGGGTCGGCGGATCCGCGGAAGTCGGCGGAGGAGAACCAGGCCGACCAGCTGCGCTCCGCCCTGAACCTGCTGACCGGCATGAAGTTCCAGAACTACACCACCCCGCAGTCGGCGAACCGCGCCCACCAGGAGGAGGTCGAGCGGCAGCGGAAACTCGCAGGGCTTGAGTAGTTAGTCAAAGTCGTTGTACAGTGACGGCATCCACTCGAAAGGATTACCAATGCTCCAATCCGGCGATGCCGTGTTCTTCGACAAGCTCGGAGACAACACCAGCGTCCCGCTGCTCACCCTCGTGAGCGGCCTCGACATCCGCGACCAGATCCGCCGCCACGCCCGCGAGCACATCGTCAACCCCGGCCACCCGGTGCGCGGTCCGATCGTCCGCCTGCGCCTCCGCGGCGGCTTCACCATCGTTGACGAGGACACCGGGTACACGTACGGCACCGCCCGCAAGTCCCCCACCTTCACCGAAGGCCCCGACATCCCGCCGTTCGCCCCGCCAGCAGGGTTCCAGCGGTGAGCGAGCAGCGGTGGGGAGCCGTCGTCAACCCGGTCATCATGGACGGCCTCATCGCCCTCGCCCCCGACCCTGCCTTCGGGGAGCGGTTCTGGTCCAAGGTCGACAAGCGCACCGTCGACTACGACGACGACTGCTGGATATGGACCGCCGCCCTCTCCTCCGAGGGGTACGGCAACATGCGCTGCCTCATCGACGGGGTGTGGCGCAACGTCCGCTCCCACAGGATCGCCTGGTTCATCACCTACCCGCACATCATCGACACCGACCTGGTCCTCGACCACCTGGTGCCCGTCTGCCGTGGCCGGTACTGCGTCAACCCCATGCACCTGGACCCCGTCACCCGCGCAGAGAACACCGCCCGCGGCACCGGCGTCGGCGCCGCCATCCAACGATCCCTCCGCGCCGAGCACCTGCTCGAGCGGGACACCCGCGAGCGCCCGCTCGCCACACCAGAGAGGCTCATCGCATGAGCGCAGACGAGAACACCGAAAACCAGATCGCCGCATCCAACGCCGCCCTCGCGAAGGCGAAGGCCCGGTTCTTCAAGGCCGGCGACTTCCCCGTCACCCCCGAGCAGCAGAAGGCGGTCGAGCTCCTGCAGGCGCACGTCATCGGCCTCGCCGCGGCGATTGAGCAGCACATCCCCGACGGCCGCAACAAGGCCCTCGCCCTCACCGCCCTCGAGGAGGTGCAGATGCGCGCAGGCCGCGCCGTCTGGGATCCCACCAGCACCTGGCCGCCCGACACCGCCCTGCAGCCCGGTGACCCCCACTACGCGCCGCCGCAGCCGGTCATGCCGTTCGATGGGAGTGTGGACTGATGCCCGACTACCGCGTCACTCACAGTCGCCCCGCGCCGCTCACCGAGGAGGGTGAGAGCCAGGGCGACCAGTCGCTGGGGTGGTCGGGGCGGGCCAAGGACCCGGCTGCCGCGATCGAGAAGTCCTACGAACAGTGGGGCGAGTCGATTGAAAACGACTACACCGTCACTGTCATCGAGATAGACGCCGACGGCGACGAGATCGACGTCACCCCCTCATGACGGGCCTAGAGGCGGTCGCCTGCGCCCTCGCGGTGTGGGTGGCCGTCCTCGCGGTCGGTGGCCTGCTCAATCGAGACTGACCCCGCCACCGTCTCCACGACCTCCTGCCAGCGGAACAGCAGCACCCACAGCAGCCGCGTCGACGTGAACCCGATGAACAGGTACACCAGGTCGCGCAGGAGCTCCTTTGACACCCCCTGCCAGTCGGGGAACCACGACCCGACGACCGCGAGGTTGATGAGCGACCACAGCGACACGACGAAGTACATGACCGCACGGCCGCCCGGGTACTTCCGCCACTTCCGCGACCCGTACACGAGGATCCACACCGTCAGCACCAGGTCGACATAGATGATGGCGATGTTCGCCGTCCAGCGCAGGATCTCCTCAAGCAGCATCATCGGGCCTTCCGTGCCATCGACAGGGTGAATTCCTTGCCGAAACCGTTCTGCTCCACCCTAGCGGCGAGGTACGCGTGCACCCGGTCGACGAGGGGCGCCTGCTGCCGCACCTTCTCGAGGTCCTCGTCGGCGTCGCGGATGATCTGCTCCATCCGCTCTGTCGAGGCGACGCTCTTGCGCTTGCGGGATCCCATCACTCGCCTCCCTCTGGGGGCAGTTTAGCCCCCCGTTTTGGGGGCAGCAGTTCCTTGAACACATACTCGGCGAAACCCTGTGACTCGATCAGCTTCGTGTTCTGCTCGAGCGTGACCCGGGCTACCTCCGCGGACCTCTCCGCAGCCTCCTCGGCGCGCCGGCCGCGCCTGCCCGACCAGATGCGGTCGGTGGCGAAACCGATGACCAGGAACAGGCCGAGGCCGATGAACAGGGACCACCCGGAGATGTCGCCCCAGTCGCGCAGAAACACCGTCCACCACTCCATGGGGGAATCCTAGCGGCGAGCGGCCGCCCCCGGGGTATGCTGTCGCCATGACAGCCTTCGAAGTAGCCCGCAACGGCTCAAAGACACGCCAGGACGTTGTTTCCGTTCGCAACGCCCTCCCCACGTTCTCCGCCTTGTCGGACGATGTGGTCACCCTCGTCGACGCCACCAACGGCGCCGCCGCCACCATCGTCGCCACCCTGGCGACGGCCGCCACCGAGCAGGCTTTCCTGCAGAAGGTGATCGTCTCCGGCCTCGGCGCGACCGCCGCCGGATCCGCCACCCTCACGATCGCAGGCTGCGAGGGCGAGGACTTCCTTGTCCGCATCCCCGTGCCCGCCGGCGCGACCCTCGCCCTCACCCCGGTGATCCTCACCTTCGACCCGCCGCTGCGTGCGGCGACCGGCGACGACATCACCGCGACCGTCACCACCTTCGGTGCAGGCAACCTGCAGGCCGATGTCGTCGCGATCGGCTTCAAGGTCGCTGCGCAGGCATAACGGCAACAGCGAAGCCCCCGCCTCGAGAGGCGGGGGCTTCGCTGTTGCCGAGGGGTTTAGCCGATCGGCTTCGGGGTGTTCGGGCTGTCAACGGCGAAGCCGAACACGACACGGGCCACCGCGTAGCCCGCCAGGGCAGGCCCGGTGAAGCCACTGATGTCGAACACAGGACTCGCGACATCCACCGCGGAGGCGATGAACACGAGGCCGCCGATGCTGTCGAGAACCGTGCGCACAACCTTGCGGACGGCGGGATTCTCGATGACGACATTCGGTGTGCGGTTGGGCAGGTTGTTCTCGGTCATAGTTTTTCTCCTAACTGTCGAAGGCGAAGGTTCCGCTGGAGGGGAATGCAGATGGCGCACCGACCACACCGCCCATGATGTGTTTGACGCGGATGTACGGAGTGCTCTCAGTGACATCGAAATCGAGGGGCACAGCGGCAACATCAAGTAGCAGTCTGCGAATCAGCGTGCCAGTGGCGTCATCGGTGAATGCGAACTTGGCGTCGTAATGGGGCGCCCCATTTGAGGGAAGGTCGAAGCAGAGAGCGATCCAGTCGATGCGCTTGGTGCCTTCAGCTCCGTCAGGGACACGGGTGACGCCGTCGGCGCCGATGACATACCGGCCCTTCCAAGTACCAGCGAGATCTACCCGGACTATAAGCGGTGACTGCATGTCTTCTCCTTCGTCGCCCGGCTGCTCCGGGTCTGGACCTATTGGCTCGATCGCTTCGCCGGCCATGCTCTCACGCGCCCAGAGTACTCCGTCAGGGTCGCGGAGCACATCATCAACCCACACCCCCTCATGCAGGTGTGCGGAGGTTGAGATGCCGGCGCCTAAAGCGCCTTTCTTGCCTCCAGATTTGGCGAGGGCTGTCAACGCCGTAACCGTTTCACCTGGTCTGACAAGGATCTTCGAGAGATGCCCGTCCAGTACCTTCACCTGACCGCTGCCAAGGTTGTAGCGGCAGCGCACCCAGTAGCCATATACCGGGTCGTCCGTCCCTATTGCTTCGACGACTCCGACGCCAGAGGCGTATACCGTCGTTCCTGTGGCAGCGACGGAGTCTCTGCCTTTGTGCCTGCGTATGCCGCCGAAACCTCCGCCGCGGGTGGTGCGGCGGTTCGGTATTCCGGCGAACAGGCGATTGTTGGTGGTCACTTAATGCCCTCAATGGTGACCAGCCCGGTGAATGTTCCGGTATTGACGGAAATAAGAAAACCCCGAGCCGCAGTGGCCCCCCGGTTTCCGATAGACCCCGATGCGGTCAGAGGCTGGGAAGCTCCGGCGTATTCGGTCAAGTCCATGCGGCCGGTCTTGAACGCGGCGACACTGATCGCATGCAGCCACAGAGTTATGGTGCGCGCGGAAGCAGAGGCTATGTACGCCGTCCATCCTGTGGTGGCATTCGCCTGTTGCTGTGTGCTCGCAGAAGCACCGGATCCGACGACGAGCTCGGCGTCATACCCGGTGCCAATGGTTGCTGCAGCGGCATCGCGGAGGAATATGCTGATCTGGTTGGCCGTCGACGTAGCCGAAATCTCGATAGTGACTTTGTAGCGGTGGAACATTGTCTCGTCGAAACAACCGTCGAACGCAACAGATGTCGCTGTTGCCGCGAGTGAGACGGTGCCGTCAGCATTCACTGTTGCCGCTCCTGCACCGCCGAGGGTCGGCGCTGCAGGCTTGATGACCCCAGGAAGCGCAGTGAGAGCTCCAGCAGTACTCGTGATCCGGTAGGTGATGCCTGTGCCCGTGACAAGGATGCGCTGACCAATGGCGAACGTCAGATCAGCGTCAGCCACCCATGCGGCGATGAAGGCGTCAAGATTTGTCTTGGTGTCCGCGATGACAGTCTCAACAGGCACCCAGTCGGCGGTCGCAGCACCAGCGCCAGCGATGCACTCCACCCAGAAAGCGGTGATGCCGGTGCCGGGCGCCGCTACCCTCACCCTGTCGCCGACGAGGGGGTCCGCGATCGCCGTCAGTGTCGCCGGAGTCGCGGTCACCTCGCGGGCGAGGTTGCCGCGGCCCACCCCGGCCGTGTACGCGTTGGTGATGACCACCTGCGCGTCGATGCGGGCGCGTTCGACGAGGATCCCGTTCTCGAGGGCCAGGAAGTCGGCGTTGACCACGGACGTCTCGAATATCTGCACCGTCGACGGGTCGGCGAGCAGCATCCCGAAACCCGGACTGGTGATGTACGCCATTGGTGGCCCTCTCTGCGAGCGGTTACCCGCTCATTCTTGCACGACCACCGCCTGCGGCGCCTCAACGGCGAGGGGCAGGTCGGAGGGGCGGTTCTGCAGCACCAGCTGCATGCGGGCGCCGATCCGGCGGATGACCTCCTGGTCGCCGACCTCCTGCGCGATCACATCGAGCATCGCCCGCCCGAACGCCATCACGTCCACTGTCGGCCCGCCGCGCGGGTCGTACTCGCCGGTGAGCTCCATCCCGAACTTGATGTAGTCGAGCTTGCCGGCCTCGATGCCCATCGCGACCCGCTGCCGCGCCACCGGCATTGTGTCGCGCAGCAGCTGGTTCGCGATGCGGGTGTACTCCTTGTTGAACGCCTCCGACCGCAGCCACCCGTCCAGCTGCGCACGGGTCACCCCGGCGATGCGGAGCCGCTTCGCACTGTCGGCCTTGATGTCGGGGTCGAAGTAGATGCGCAGGAAGTTCGCCTGCACCCCTGTCAGCCCGCCCACCTGCCCGAGGGGGATGCCGCGGTCCTCGAGGGCGCGCCGCAGCTTCGACGTGGCAAGCACCGCATCCACCTGGTGCGGGGTCAGCTGCCCGTTCTGCAGCACGATCGCCGGCGTGTCCACCGGGAGGCCCTGCCGGTGGGCGACCTCCGCGGCGAGGACGACCGCGTCGAGCAGCTGCTGCTCACGGGTGCGCGCCACCGGCGGCTTCAGCCGGGTGTTGAACACCGGCCCCACGGTGACGGCGTCCCCGCCGATCTCGTCCTCGAACTCCATACGCTCAGGCTACCGCGGCGTCATCCCACGCGCGGGCGACCAGCGGCGGCACCAAACGCAGGTGCTGCTGCCTCGGCAGCTCGAGCACCACCGCCTTGAGCGCCTCCTGCGACGGGAACCGCCGCTCCGCCCGCGCGTCGAACAGGAAGCGGGTGCGTGCCCGCTCGGCACGCAGCAGCCGCAGGTACCGTGCCCGCAGGCGCTCCTTCGCCGCCAGCTGCTGCTCGAGCACGGCGACACGCCGGTTGAGGACGGCGATGTGGTCGAGGCGCTCCCCGGCCGTCTGCCATGCCAGGCGCAGCTCGTCGCGCAGCTGCGCCTCCGTGAGCGCGAACTGCTGCTCCGGGGTGCGGCCGACGAAGTTGTGGTCCGCCGACCAGTCGATCCTCGGCGCCTTCGCGGCGCGGCGCTCGCGGATGCGGGCGACCAGCTCGGGGATGCCGATGAGGGCCGTCCAGCCGAGCAGCATGATCGCGGTGACGACGGCGGCGAGCTGCAGACCCTCGAGCGGCGTCATCACGCCACCTCCGTGGGGAGCTTCTGCACGGCGGCGAGGTACTCCGGTGACACGCCGAGGACGTTCATGAGGGCGCCGGCGAGGCTGTCGGGCATGCCGCGGGTGCGGAGGCCCTTCTCGTACCCGGCGACGACGTCCTCGTTGACGCGCAGGAGGGAGGCGAAACCGGTGGCGGAGTCGACGACCTGCGAGCGCCAGTGCCGGAACGACGTGTAGTGGGCGATGTGGCGGGGTTCCAGCTGCAGGGTCGCACGGGCACGTGTGGACAGCTCCACCTTCTCCTCCTTCGCCAGCCACGCGACGAGCTCGTTGCGCAGACTGCCGGGCTGCATCTTCAGCCGCTTCTCGATCGCCGTGCGCGTCTCCGGCAGCGGCATCCGGGTGCGGCCCTCCTCAATGGCGGTCACCGTCCCCCGTGCGATCCCCAGGTCCCGTGCCAGCTGCGACTGCGACACCGCCGCACGCTGCCGCGCCAGGCGCAGCGGGTGATCCAGACGCCTACCCACGCGAGCCTCCCGCGAGATCCGCCGTCGCAGCCTCCGCAGCAGCACGCGCCGCCGCCTGCGCGTCAACCGCGGCCTGCTGGTAGGCGATGTACTCCGCACCGGTCAGCGGCGCCCCGTGCAGGCTCCTCACCTCGAGCACCCCCGCGAACGACGCCGCAATACTGGTGGCAGCCCGGGCGAACTGCGCATGCAGCGCCTGGCCTATCAGATCCCCCATCGAGTCCCAGTCCTGCTCGAGCAGCGCCGCCGGCAGCGAGATCGTCTCCACCAGCCCGAAGTCACCCACATCCTCCGGCAACGCCACCGACAGCTGCAGCACCCACGGGGCGGCAGGAGCCTCGGCATCCGGTGCGGCAGAGGCGTCCGGGTCGGCGTGCGGTGCGGGAAGGTTCTCAGGGGAGGTGTCCATGCCGAAACGGTAGCACAGAGTCGTTATACAGGTCTAGGCGTGCGCCATCATCCTGAACACGAACAACCGCTGCGCATCCGGCTGCCCGAACGACCCCGTGCACACCTGGTGCACCATCACCAGCATCGGCCACACCTCCTCGTTGAACTGCGACAGGTCGGCCTCCTCAGCATGCTCGAGCCACTCCGCCACCAACGTGCACCCCTCAAACGGCGGCATCGGCCGCAACCGCGGATCATCAATGAACTGCCGCGGCACCTGCTGCACGATGTCAGCCAGCGGACGGCGGGGAGGAGGGGCAAAGGGATCGTCGAGAGTCATGGATTGAGCATAGACGTTATACACGGTGTTGTACACGCAGGATTTTTGTACCGGCCATTGTCGGAGGGGCCGATGGGACCCACAAGCGAGAGGGGTGGGGCCTCTGTTCCCCTAGGGTCGGCGCAGAGTTGTTATACATAGAGTCGGAGGGGTGTAGCTGGCGTGGGCATAATAAAGAACGACTGGAACTCTGAGCTCGCAACATGGTTACTTGACCGGGGTGCCCGGGGTGTGGTAGTACCCCCATATGTATAACAACAATGTAACAATGCCGTGCCTACCCCCTCCCCCTGCTTGCCCGAGTTGCACGGGTTGCACGGGTGTGTACTACCTTTGACCTAGCCCCGATCGGCGGGGCAGCGAAGGAGTAGGAACCATGGCACTGAATGACTGGGCCGCAGAGGTGCGCAAGCACTACGGGCAGACGCTAGACGCGTTCGTCGCTGAGAACTACGGCGGCAACTGGGATGCGGCGCACGCGGCATTCGTCGAGGCGTACGACATCGGCGAGATCATTCCCCCCGCCCGCCTCGATGGTGGCGCGGCACCGTTGCGCGCGACGTCGCACGTGAGTGGATACCGGGGTGAGCAGCGATGAGCGCCGTTCGCACATGGGCCGACGGTTTCGGGCGCTGGCATGCCGTTGTTCCCGACACTGCCGAGGGTCTGACTAGGGCTGTGGAGGCTATCGCGGGAGAGCTGCTCGCGAGGGCACCCAAAGGCGAGACGCTAGAGCAATTCGTCGCCTACGTGCACGAGGGTCTTATCTCGGTGCCAGATGCCGAGCCGGGCACGGTGCATTTCGCCGAGTACGCCCTAGACCTGTAGGTCGCCCGGTGCCACGGCTCGACTAGAACCGTGGCACCTGCGAGGCAGACAGTCTCATCCAGAATCACTACTCGAAAGGACGTCACTACCATGACGAAGAACAGCCGTTACAGCCGCCCCGATGGGGACCGCACCGAAACCGCGCGGCACCGCTCGCAGGAGCGCCGCCAGCAGCGTGCACTCAAGAACCAGGTGCACGCATGATCGCCCGCATGCTCTGCAGCACGGCGGGACTCACCCGCGGCGACCTCATCACCGTCACCGCCGTCAATGAGCCGTTCGCCACGGTCACCGCCCCGGACGGCTCACAGCAGCTCGTCCTCACCGGCGACTACGCCGAGGAGGTGGCAGCGTGACCCGGATCACCCGCGCCGACGTCGAGCGGCAGGTGGAAAGCGTCAAGGCGGCCGCCGTGAACGTCGGCGCTGTGCAGCTCACCTACTCGGGCGGCCTGTTCTCTGAGCTCTACCTGCAGGGGGCCTATGGCACCTACATGCTGCAGGCGGGCACCGACTACGGGCACAAGGGCGGCGCGGTCGACGTCGGCACCGCTCGAGGGCTACGAGACATCTCGACATTCCTGCACGGCCTGCACACCGGCCTCGACTCGATCCGCTACACGAATAACCCCCGATGACGCCGCAGGGCGTAACCGCCGGGATCCTCGCCACCGTGCTCCTCCTGGTCATCCTCACCAACCTGTTCTAACAACCGACAGCCCCGCCGACCACCAAGGCCGGCGGGGCATCGTCGCGCCCGCAGGCGCCAACGAAACGACTGGATCATCATCATCGCCACCGCCGCCCGCAACGCCCCCACCGGGGCCACCGCGAGCCGCGCAAACGCATGCCGAGGTGGCACCGGGCACCCCGGTCGCATCGCCACCGAATGGAACCAGCAGCGGCGCACTCAGGGCTGCCGCGAGAGCGAAGGACACGGCCATACGGCGGCTAGCACCCTCTCGCGCTGTGGACAACTTATGCACAGGTTTGTTCATAGTTGTGGATAATTAATTGCATACTGCGTAGTGCTTGTGGATAACTCAGAATCGAATGACCCCAGTGTTTATAAGGGAAATAAAAGTTAGCGTTGCATGAGCTAATACGAACTCGGGCCTAGGGAAACTGCTATGCAATGCCTATTCATATTCTGAATCTCAACGATTGATCAGTGAAAAGGCATTCCATAGCGGTTTCCTATAGGGTGATTCTGCATTAGCTCCTGCAACGCTAACTTGAGAGGACTTTCCTATGAACGACCTGTCCGGCGCGACCGCCGCCGTATCCGCCCTTGCTGCCGATGTGGTGATTCCGTACCCCATCGACATGGCCGAGCTGTCTGCGATCCAGCACGCCCTCATGGTCAACAGGTTGGAGGCCCGGGGCTTCCGGCTGCACCCCGACGACCTGCCCGCCCTGAACGTGGCCCTCTACGCCGACCCCCGCTCCCCCGCTCTGCCCGCGCTCGCCGAGGCCGACCCGGAGGCGCACCGGGTGGAGCGCCGCGCAGTGGTGGCT